ATATACGTGCATGGTATGGCTTCTTCTTAAATATGAAGTACAAAGTAAAAACCCATGTTAGAGTTTTTATCAATGCAGCTCGAATAGACAAGACCGAAGCGGAGATATTCTCGAATGTAAAGCTAACAATAGTAAATGGCATCGGAAACAAAGACGCTTCGAAGCTTCTTGCGCTTTCTGCAACGTACATAAGTGGAGAGTGGGTTGGTGTTAAATTACCTACTCCGAGTTCTTCAATATTACAGGGGATAGAACAAGGAAAATGGTATGAAGTGAGGTTTGAGTATCTCACAGATTGGGAGGAAGTTTCAGATAATGACAATCCAGGTAATGGTGACTGGGAGGGACTTCATATAGGTGAGTATAAATGGGAGGACGTAATAGAAATACGACAAGGTCGTCGCGTCTGGATTGACGGAGCAGAGAGAGCCTATATAGGTGATGCTACAGTTCCATGTATGGATGAAAGTGGTCAGAAAATCTACCTGAAGAGTAAGAAGACTGATCAAGAACCTTCGAATTATGAGAGTTATATTGAAGTTATCCCATGTATCAAGGAAGGACACCCATATCAGAAAGAAACACAGGAGGTGGAGTACTTACAGAATGCTACTCCTATATATTTTGAACCGAATTTTCCCGAAATGAAGCCCATAGACTTCCTTAAAGGTGTGTTCTATGTCGTTGGGGGTTACCCTATCATTTATAACGGTAAGTTGAGGCTTGTTCTCTACAGAGATCTGATAGACAATGTTGGCAAAGCGGTTGATTGGTCGAACTTTTTAACGAATGACTATGCCATGCCGTCATCAATAGACTTTGTGCTTAGTGACTGGGCGCAAGTGAATAAACTTCGGTGGAAATCAGATAACGAAGACAATCCGAAGTATTCTGGTAGCTTCGAAATCAAGGACCCATACCTGAATACGGAAAATGATGTGTTTACTCTACCATTTGAGGGATGCGATACAGATCGAGGCATGGCCAAAGTTCCTCTCTATGAATCAGGAAAGGTTATTAATTACGTCAAACTAAAGGGTACGGGTTATCTACAGTATGCCTCTTATGCAAAGGAGGTCGAGGGATTTGTTTTCAAAGAATGCAAACCTCGAATAGGAGTTCGACATAAGAATGAAGCTGTTGAGAATACAACTGGTACAACAGAACATTCTTCACTCGATTATCTTACATTTGAAGAATTGTCCTTCCGAAGCAAAGGCGGACTTATGGATACTCGGTACAAGGTCTTTTCAGAAATGCTTAGGCACCCGTATGTGGTAACTGATAATATGGATCTTGACGAATTCACACTTGGAAACCTTGATATGAGTGTTCCTGTGTATCTCCGACAATATGGAAGCTATTTCGGAATACAGAGCATAAAAAGAAAGTCTGACGGTAAATGTACAGTTCAGCTTCTTAAAATACCAAACAGTCTAATTAAAGCAAACAACAATGAGTAATGAAGCGGTAACTAAGATACTCGAGATTAAAGTCAAATATGACGATGCCATCAAGAAGATGTCCGAGTATCAGAGAAATATTCAAGACGCACGAGAGGCAGAGAAGTCACTCAAGCAGCAGTTGAAAGACGGATTGATAAGTAGAGAGGAGTACAATAAGTCCTTATCTGCTTCGCAGCAGTATATTCGTATGCAACAGAATGCGAGTATGATGCTTACAAGGCAAATGACAAATCAGATGAGGGCGCAGCAAGAGCAGAATGGCTCTTTAGTGCAACTTAGAGCTCGCTTGGCTTCTCTGACACAAGAGTACGACAATCTCAGTAAGGCTGAACGGTCAAGTGCTCATGGAACGGAATTGAAAAATAAAATAAACTCTGTAACAACAGAATTGAAAGAAGCGGAGTTTGCTACCCAGCGATTCTATCGGAATGTAGGAAACTACAAAGACGCTGCAAATTCTCTTGACGCGCTTGGTGTTCGTGTACGAAATCTTGGTGGAATTATTGCAGGTGTTTTTGGAGGAATGAGCTTTGCTGGACTTTCACAACAGATAATGGAAGTGGGTCGTGCTTTCAATGACCAAATGGCTAAGGTTCAAGCAGTAACAAATGCTACGACGGGAGAATTCAAGATGATGCGTGATGAGGCTCTTCGTCTTGGAGGTTCTACTCGGTATACGGCTTCGGAAGCAGGTGAGGCTATGGAAAATCTTACAAGAAATGGTCTGTCAGCATCTGATGCTACTTCTGTATTGGAGGGCACACTTCATCTTGCGCAAGCAAATGTTATAGGACTGGGAGATGCAGCAGATATTACAACAAACATGCTCAATTCTTTTCACTTGGGTGTTGATCAAGTGAATAGGGTTAATGATGTCATGTCAAAAACAGCGGCTTCTTCTGCTACTGATATTCTTGGTTTAAATGAAGCTATGCAGAATACTGCACCAATCTCTTATGCTTTGGGCATTTCATTTGAAGAAACGAATGCAGCTCTTGGTGTTCTTGCCGATAATAATGTAAAAGGCGCACAGGCCGGTACAATGCTCAAACAGATAATCATGGGTCTGACCTCGCCTACAAAGGCTCAAATTGCAGTCTTTGATAAGTATGGAATACATATCGATCAGAACACCGTGAGGACAGAAGGACTTACCAAAACGCTTATAAAGTTGAAGGAAAGTGGTATTATGGAGTCTAAGACTTCGATGCGTGACCTTGGCGATGTCTTTGGGCGACTTGCAGCTCCGTCAGCATTAACGCTTTTGAATAGCCTCGATGGACTGGAGAAAAAACTTGTAACAGTTTCTGATGCTGCCGGTACTACGGATAGAATGTTCCAGCAAAGCTACTCTAACGTAACGGTCTCAATTGACTCTCTTAAGTCAGCTTTCGAAAGTTTGTTGATTACTATATTTGATAGCGCCTCTGGGAATATGACAGGACCACTTGATGCTATTACGGCAGGAATAACTTATGTGCGCGACAATTTCGAAGAACTTGCTCATGTCGTAGGTTCTATCCTTGCAGCTTTCTCCCTTGTGAAGATTGTGCAGCATATCAGGGAATCTGCGACTTTATCAAGTTCCTCTGTGATTGCAAATGCTGAACGTGCAACGGCAAATGTGAATACTCTCGCACAGCAGGAAGTAACACAACGCAGAAATGTGGAAACTCTTAAAAGACAACTTGAAACGGCGTCAGCAGAGGAAAGAGGACTCATAGAAAACAAACTAACAATACAGAAAGCTCATCTCGGAGAAACTGAAAAAGCTCTCCATAAAGCCAAGACAGCCGAAATAAAAGCTACAGAAACCGCAGCAGCATACGCTTCTGGGTCTGCATGGCAAAAAGGAATGATTACTGCTAAGGTTGCAGTACAGGGGTTTGTAAGAACTGCAAATGCAGCAATGAAGACGTTTATTCTTACGGCTATAATATCTCTTGCTTTAGAGTTGTTTATGCAGCTTGACGAGATGCTGACTTCAAGCAGCGAGGAGTTCAGATCGTTTAAGGCTACGATTGGACATCTTATAAAAACAGGTTTACAACTATTAGTCAATGCTATTGCTGGAGCGATAAAATGGATGGTTAATCTATATAATAACTCTATGCTGGTGAGATCTGCGATTTCATATATGAAAGTGTCATTTACGGCAGCGTGGGAAGTAATAAAGATTGTTGTAAAGAACATTGCAAATTCATTTGGAGCTCTGATAGGTGTTATAAGTGGAGTTGGTACTGCTCTCAAAGGCTTGTTCACTTTAGATTTCACGGCAATGAAAAATGGCATCTCACAAGTTACAAGTGCTGTGCAGAATTATTATAAGAAGACATGGGACAACGTTAAGAATGGTGTTAGTAATGTTGTTAAAACAGTAAAGAGTGAAGCAAAATCTCTGCAAAATCCTCCGAAAAAACAGAATGGACAGTCGAAACCAAAGCCTAAAGCAAAACCCAAACAAGAGGTAGCTACAACATCTGGACCAAGCACTGGAAGTGGAGGAGGTGGTGGAAAGTCCACTAAGAAGAAAGATAAGAAGAAAACTAAAACCAAAAAGACTGATAATAAGCAAAAAGAAAACGAAGAGAAGCGTCATCAAGAGGAAATGAATCGTATTGTCCAAGAGGGCCAGGAAGCGCTAACTAAGCTAATCTCAGATAACCTTGAGCGACAACGAGCAGAGGTTCTTGTGCAATATAGAAAGCAGATTGGAGACCTTAGAAAGAAACTGGACGAGGATAAAAAACTCACGGTAAATGCGAAAGAAGCTATCAATAACAAGATACTTGCACTTGAAAAAGAAAAAGACGAGAAGCTCGAAGCTCTGTATATGGAGCGATATAACAAATTAATAGAAGAAGACGCTAAGGAACTTGAATTGCGTATCAAGAACACTCACAAGGGAACAGAAGAGAGGTACAGACTTGAAAAGCAACAGCGAGACGAAAATTATCGAAAGCAGTACGACGAAATCGATGAAAAGATAGAGGAGCAGCAGAAGCATATCTCAGCAATAGAAAATAGCTATAAGGAGGCTCAGCTTGAAGGACAGACGCAGCTTGAACTTGATGCAATAAATCAACGCAAGGATATAGAGCTTGCGCTCCTTGATAATTATAATAAGCAGAAAGCCGATATTACAGAAAAGCAGCGACAGGAAGACGCACAAGCGGAGGATGCTTATCAGAATGAGCAGATGCAGAAGCAGCAGAAGATTGTAGAGAACGAGATAGCCGAGATGAGTCTTAAAATAGATCGAACGAGAGAAGAGCAGGAAGCAATTCTTGAAGTTAGAAGAGATGCGGACGAGGAATATCTTGAGCAGCTACAGGAAAGGGGACAGATGGAAACTCAGACAGAAGAAGAGTATCACGCAGAGCTCCTTGCTGCAAGACAGAAATATGCTGAAAGTAAGAAGGCTATTGACGATTACGAAGCAGAGTGTTCGAAAGCAAAACTCGATGCAGAAGCTACAGTGACCAATTCTCTTATAAAGCTTACAGCTGCAATCGGAGAAAGCAATACAGCTTTTGCAAAAATTAGTAAAATAATGACTCTTGCACAGATTGCTATTGATACGGGTAGAGCCATTTCTTCAGGTATTGCCTCAGCATCGTCTCTTCCTTTCCCTGCTAACCTTGCAGCTATAGCCACTACGGTAGCAACTGTGATTGCCAATGTTGCGACAGCCATATCCACTGTAAACTCGGCACAGCGTGCAGCTGGGGGTGTGG